ATTTAAAGAAACTGTTGATGAATTAATGTATTTAGGATATTGGGACACTGATGATCTTGCTGACGCTTTAACGTATTTTTGTTCACATTTAAAATTTCCCGCTTTTATTGATTTTGATTTTATTAGGCCAATGGGACAAATTTCAGCAAGATCGGCATGGTACGATGATATACCAATAGAAAGAAGAGCATGGCTTTCGTAAATAATAAATGTTTAATTAATAATTAAGAGGTTGTAGGATGAATAAATTATTTAGTTTTATTTTAGTATTGTTAATGGTAATTCCATTATATTTGTTTTCTCAAGACGGTGAAGGGATTGGTCCATTTGGTAGAAATATTGGCAGCGTATACAATAGACCCGTGTTTTCACGTGGAGCTTCTTTTTATGCAGATTGGTCTCTTAGTTTTAGAAATAGATATAATCTTATGTATTCTTCTGATGATTCTTCGATGGTTTGGCATGTTGATACTCTTACTTTTAACATTGATTATATTAAACAAGGTCAAGGATTTTGGGCTAATTGTCCTTTGCCAATATCTGATCCATCTGGAAGTTTTCGATATTTTGAAGATTTTATTGGGATTCCATTTGTAGTTACAACTAATGCTTGGGAAGGATGGAAGGCTACTGGAGATGCTTCTTATGTTATAGCTTCCGCCGCGGGTAATCTTGGTGGTATCGTAAGTGTTACTCCGGTTACTGCAAGCAATAATGAAATTTATTTTCAACTTGGGGAGCTTGGTACAGAGACATTTATTGAGTATACAGGGGATAGTGGTTTACAAAGTTGGGTTGAATTTAGAATATCCACAGATGCGGTAACGGATGCCGGTATTATATTTGTTGGATTGGCAGAAGAAGGTTCTTCTGCTGCTGATTTTCTTAATGATGATGGCGCTGATGTGGCGGATAAAGATGTGGTTGGGTTTTGTGTATTTGAAGCTAATCCAGATACGGTGACATTTATTTATCAAACAAGTGGAAGCGCATTCGTTACTGACACATTGTCTGTTATTACTACCGCATATTTTACCGCTGGATTGCATTTTGATGGAGTTACTACTGTTGATATTTATATAAATGGCACTCAAGTATCTACCGTAGAAACGGATGTTGCTGGTTTTCCAGATGGTGAAGAATTGTCTCCAATTGTAGCTGTGAAAAATGGAGCAGCAGATAAAACAGTTTATTTAGATTGGATTAAATTTGTAAATGAAAGATAATTTGATGTCAAGATGGCTAAAATGAAAAATAGATTACAAAAGTTGGATAAAATAAGTTCTAAGATGATACATTGTTTTGTTTTAGTTTTAATTATTATGGTTGTGGTTTGGATAATTTTTGAACTTATTGTAGGCTATTCCACTTATCGCAATTGGTGGTTAGTGTTTGAGAAACTTATGACGGATTTGTTTAAATGATTGAGATCATTATTGTCTATTTGATTATCCTGGAATTGAAGACCATAAGGGATATAATCTTGTTCCGATTCTCGATTTCAATTCTGACCAAATTGCCGGAGTGGTTGCGGCAATTTTTAAAAGGCAGTTATAACAATTACGATGTCACTATGCGAGCGAATGTTTTTGATGGTTTTCATTTAACCGATGGAACAATCATTACTGGCAGTTTTGCATTGACGATGTATTTTAAATATGGACTGATAATAATGCTGTGGACTATTCCGCTTTTTTGGATAATCTTTTACCCGGTGTTGTTCAATTTCAATTATCATTTCATACACACATTGAAAGCATTTAGAGATTATGAATAAAGTTTATGGATATTCTCTTTCATTAGATTTGCATGATTGTGATATTAAGAAATTTAATAGAAAATCAATTAAAATGTTTTTTAAAGTGCTTTGTCAATTTACAAATATGACGCCCGAAAAGTTATCATGGTGGGATTACGAAGGAGAAGATATGATTCATGTGCCTATTCATTTATCAGGAATATCGGCAGTGCAATTTATAACCACAAGTTCTATCGTTATACACAGTTTAGATAAATTAGGAAAAGTTTTTATTGATTTTTTTTCTTGTAAGGAATTTGATCCCAATCAGATAAGAGAATTTTGTGCTAATTTTTTCGCAGGAGTAGAAAAACGATGGAGTTATTTTGAGAGAATTTAATGTTGTTATGATTATTCCTACCGGCATCGGATGTACTATTGGTGGTCATGCAGGGGACGCTACACCTGCCGCGAGGCTTTTAGCATCTGTTTGTGACAATTTAATTGTACATCCGAATGTAGTTAATGCTTCTGATATTAATGAAATGACTGAAAATATGTGGTATGTTGAGGGAAGTATTCTTGATAGATTTTTGAAAGGAGAAATTGCGCTTTCAAAACTTGGTCAAAATAAAATTTTATTAGTAGTAAATAAACCGATTCGTGGAGATACAATTAATGCGGTTGCAGCAGTTCAACATACCTTGGGAATTGACATAGAAATCAAAGAACTTGACATTTCGTTGCTTATGAACGGAAGTTTTAATAATGATGGAACTGCGGGCGGAAGTTATTCGGGGGTTGAGGAGTTAGTTGAGCAAATAAAACAATATGATTATGATGCTTTAGCCATTCATACTGAAGTCGAATTAAGTCGTGATATTGCTCTTAATTATTTTAAAAATGGTGGAGTTAATCCATGGGGTGGAATTGAAGCAATCGTTTCCAAATTAATCGCTACGGCAATAAATAAACCAGTAGCTCATGCTCCAATGGAACGTGAAGAAACTATTTTTGATAAAGAGTTAATTTTTTATTATAAAAATATTTCTTCTCAACCACGTACTTGTGCAGAATTATTGTCTACAACATATTTGCCATGTGTTCTGAAAGGATTAAATACAGCGCCTCGTATTGATCCATATGGACGACAATTAAATTATCCTATGGATGTTTTGATTTCTCCAAATAATTGTTATGGGATGCCTCATAAAATTTGTGAGGAGCGAAATATTCCCATTATTGCAGTGCGTGAAAATAACTGTTGCTTGAATAAGCCAATCCCAACTAATCACATTTTTGTTGAGAATTATTTAGAAGCTGCTGGTATTTTGGCTTGTATGCGAAGTTCTATTAATCCTAAATCAGTTTTGTATAATGTTAAAAGCATTTAGAGATTATGAAAGCAAGAGAAGATAAAATATTGCTATTAATTATCATCATTGTTATCTTGATGCTAATCAGAATGGATGCACAGGATTTATCGAACGAAGCAAACTTAACCGATGAGGTATATCATGTTGAACAAATGTATAATATTCTTAATCTTGATTCTCTTCGCGCTGAGTTTCAAGAGCTCGATCGCCAGCGATTTCAAATTCGCAGCAGCGGCTGGACTGGCGAGCTACGACTTCCACAACGATTGGGAAGCCTTAAAGACGCCACTTATGGGCGGTGTGGAATGGACAAAAGTCAAGAACCTTCCATTAGGGATTTTCATAGCGCCGACCATCGGCAATAAGAACGGCAAAAATATTTCAACGCTCGATGCTATTTTCCATACTGATTTATTGTCAAAGTTTGGCATCGGATTCTCCGCACAATTTTATGATGTAAGAAAATCAGGATTAGTATTCTTCAGAAATCGAAAGTTAGTTTTGACATGGAGATTGCGTTGAACAACTTCAGGGGCGTAAAATCAAGATATGATTATAGTCTAAATTTCTTACAAAATTATGTAAAAACCTATGAAACGATTCTTGATTTGGGAGCAAAAAATAATTTATCACATAAAATGAAAAGACGAGGATTTGAAGTTGTTAATACAAATTACGATCTGGATTTGGAACCCGAAAAACTTGAGAAGGAATTTTATAACGTGGTAACTGCTTTTGAAATATTGGAACATTTGATTGAACCTGCACAAGTTTTGAAAAGATTGAGTGGAAAATTATTGGCGTCTGTTCCATTAAATGTTTGGTTCTCCTCTCCGCATTGGACGACGGAGCCTTATGAACAACATTATCAGGAATTTCATCCGCAGCAGTTTGACAAATTGCTCCGTTATTGTGGGTGGGTAATCGTAAAGAAAAAAAAGGTGAGAATTGTTAAACGATTCGGCATAAGACAAATATTAAGTTTAATTTTTCCACGTTATTATTTTGTATATGCGGTAAAATAATATGAGAAAACTACTTTTAAATAGTTTTGTACATCGGGAAAAGTTAATAACTATTCTTAAAAATCAAGCAACGAAATCCGATTTTAAAGAAGAATGGGTAATGGAAAATTGGTGGGTCGAGGATGATGGACGGGGCTTTTTCCTGCTTTATTTAGGAGAACCGAAAGAGGCGAAATTAATTGCTCACATTTTGCATAATGATGTTATTGAAATATAAGGGAATAATCAATGTCCATAGAAGAGACTTTATTGCAGAAATTGAATCAAACCATCAAGGCGTTGGAAGAGTTTAAAAACAGATTCGATAAGTTGGAAGCTATTATTTTAGGTAAAGAAGGTAGAGCGGGACTTGATGAAGAAATAAGAATGAATACAAAATTGAGAAACAAGATTGAAGGAGAAAAGATTATCGAACAAGTGGAAAGAAATACTGTTGTTATAAGAAACGTAGTAAAATTTGTTTGGATTGTAGTTAGTGTTTTTGTGGTTCAAACAGTAGGATTTGTCTTTTTCATAATTAATTATCTTACAACGAAATAAACTCATATAACAGAGAGGATATACCATGGGATTCTTTGATGATTTAGTAAAGATTGCATTTCCGCTTATTTTGAGTGCGGTTAAATCCATAGCGGATTCACAAGTGGATGGAGCTTCTTTGAGCTCCGAACAGAAAGGTTGGTTGTATTCTGGTTATGTACTCATTAATGTCAACTTCGATAAAATTGTGGAAAGTACTGACAATGAATATGATGATCAGACCTTACAATCATTATCGGATTTTGCAGCCGATACGCTTCAAGAAGGTGGAATTACAGTTCCTTTCATTCCGCCCGAGCTACAATCTCTTTAAGATTATGGAGAAAAATAGAAATGCCAGAAGCATTTGACAGTTGCGTGAAGAAGGGTGGGAGGGTTGTTACCGTGTCCGGTCCAAATGAAAGGTGGAATTTAAAAGCCGGTGAATATGTTCATATTTGCTGGTTAGGTAAAAAGCCATATCGTGGTTATACAAAGAAAAAAGAAAAATCTGATGGCAAAGAAGCGTAATTATAAACGTGAATATAAACAATTTCATGGTAAACCGGAACAAGTTAAAAAACGATCCACCAGAAACAAAGCTCGACGTAAGAAAAAACTAAAAGTTGGGGATGGCAAAGAGGTACATCATAAGAAACCTTTGTCAAAAGGTGGAACAAATAATAGTAAAAATATTGTTGTACAAAAAGGTAAAAAGAAGAATCGTAAAGAAGGTGGAAGGATAAGTAAGAAATGAAAACAATAATAATAACTTATAGCGGAGAATTAGATAAGATTCTTGATGATTTAATTGTTAAGGTAATGAAGAATGCTGGATTTGAATGGTATGCTCAAGGTTATGATTTGGTAAAAAAAGAAAGAAATATTTGTTTTGATGTTAAAGAGGAAATTTTAGAGAATGCCTAAACCAATTAAAAACGACAAAGAAGAAAAAAAACTTCTTAAACTTATTTGGGAAACTCATTTCTGGTCAAAACAGGCAAGAGATCAAGAGTTTATGCCACGTTTTCAGCATGCCATGAGAATGTATATGGATCAAACTATTGATTCAGATGAATTACAAATAATATATGAACGTGGACAAACTGATGTAAGCGTAAATTATCTTAGATTCTTTTTGCGTAAAATGCAGGCATATATGACTGCTAACCAACCTCAGTGGGTTGTATTTGGTAGTATATTTGATCGGGTTAAAAGTGCTTATTTAGCAAATGCTTATCTTAACCATAATTGGAGAATATCTAAGGGATATTTACAAGTTGTTGATATTCTTAAAAATATGACTGTTGGTGGTTTAGGTCTTGCTTCTAATTTTATTGATTATAAAGCAAGAGAAGGAAAAGGTGATGTTCGTTGGAGATCATTGCCTGTTCAGTATTATTATCCAGATTGGAGAAGTCAAGATCAATTACAAGATGATGCAAGTTTTCAACAAGTGGCTTTCACTGTTACATTGGAATCAGCTATTAGAATTGCTCCTGACAGGGAAAAAGAATTAAGAATGCTTGAAACTGTTCCAGATAATTATGATACTTTATTTCAGGAAGGAGCATTAACTTATGGAGAATTTCCTGATCCAGAAAAGTTGCATAGAGTAAGACGAGTTGCTCATTATCAAGTGGAGGAAGGTAAAATTTGGGAATTGCGGGATTTACTTGATAATAAGACATATAGAGTAAATGAAAATCCAGATTTACCATTACCTTATACTGTTGATATTAGAGAACTTAGTGTTCCAAGGCTTGTTAAATATGATTGTTTTTATGGTATGGGTGAGGAAGATGGAATAATATTTGATAAAACAATGTTTCCTTTTCCAGATTTTTTAATTAAACCATTTATAAATGAATTTACTGGAAATCCATTTCCTGCTGGAGAAGCATACTTTTTAGAAAAATTACAAAAGTATATTGATAAATCATTGAGGATTGCTTTACAACATGAACAATGGAACTCTAATCCAGGTGTATTTTTGCCAGAAGGTTCTGTTGATGATATTGCCGCTTTTGAAAAAAAGGTTATGTGGCCGGGATTTGTTCAAACTTATAACGCAGAGGAAGGGAATCCATTTTTTAAACAAGGCGTTGCCGGACAAACTGGTTTTTATAAGATTGTAGAGTTTATGATTGAATCAATGCGTCAAGGTGTTGGCAATATGTTTAATCCAGGCATGGCAAAGGGTAATGCAACTGAGGATCAATTACTTAAAGAATATGGACAAGAAGAAGGTGATATGTTGTTTAGAAATTTTGAAGTTGCATTGGAATCAAATGCTGTCGCAGCTTTAAAACTTGGAAAATATCATTATACTGAACCAATGCTTTTAAAATTTATTGATCGTCAAAAACATCCACAAGTTATTCCTGTTAATAAAACATTTGTAAATGAAGAAGGTGAATTGGATGGATATTATTTAAGAGATATTGACCATGATTTGGTAATAGCCACAAGGTCTTATGCTCCTTCTCATAAATTTGTTCAACAAGAAAGAATTGTTAGGGCGATGCAATTTTCGCCGCCGCAAGTTCTTGATTTATTGTTTAAAGAATTAGTTAAAACTATGGAGCTTGATCCAGAAATATTAGATGAAGTTAACATGAGAATGGATTTAATACCGCAATTACAACAACAAATGCAACAAATGGTTGAAATGCTTGATGAAATGCAAAAGAAAAATAAACAACTTGAATCACAAGTATTTACAGCTGACAGAAAGGCTGTTAGAGCTGGATACGATGCTGAATTAGTTGGGTTTGTAGATAAATTTAAAACAAACCTTAGAGCAATAGAAAAAATTTATCAAAATCAATTAAATTCAAATGTAAAAATTCAAAAGGCAATAGCCCAATCAAGGGAAGCCGGAAAGGTAGGACAAAATGGGACAAGCACGTAAAAAGTCTGTAGAAAAAGTTAAAGAGACTCCAGAGAAAAAAGCACAAAAGGAATTAGCACCAGATTTTGTTGACGATCAGGAAATAAAAGATCAGGAATATGAAGACCCTGTTTTGATGAAAATGATTGCCGGCGAAGAACCGGAAAAATTGGAAATTGAGGAAAGTGACGCTGAAAAAGAAATAAAGCCCCCAGTGAAGAAAAAGGAAAAAATGGAAGATGAAGCTCCAGATATTGTCACAAAGGAAGAAGTGGACATGGATGAAGAAGTGGAGTTTGATGATGATGAGGAAGAAGTTGAAACAAAGAAAATTGAGAAAAAAATTGAAGAAGAACCGGAAAAAATTGAATTTAGCGAAACGGTCAAGAGTGCTTTAAAGCCTTACAATGGGAATTTGCAACAGAAAATTGAAGAACTTGTTAAAGCGTATAATAGTGCACAAGCACAATTAAGTGCTTTGAATAATGTTCAAAATGTTATTAAAGAAATTGGTTTTGATGAATTAAAGCCTCATGAGTTGATCGCTTCGATGAAGGAGCTTAAAACAGCAGCGTTTGATTTTATGAATAATCCTCTTGCATTGGATGCATTAAATGGTTTAATGACTGGACAAATTCCGGATGCTTTAAAGCCTGATACAAAAACTGTTAAAGATTTTATGTCAAAAGATTCTTTGGAAGATTTTAGTTATGAAGAATCTATTAGTGATCCAAAGTCCGACAGTTGGCAAGCAAGGATTAATTGGGAAAATCATAGAAAACAACAAGAATCGAAAGTTCAAGATTTTGTTAATATCATAAATCAAAAGAAGGAAAATGTTACAAACTTACATACTCAGCTTCAAGATGCTAAGCGAGTTATAACGGAAAAATTGGATGAAGTTAAAGCTTTTGCTGTTGATGAGTATGGTATAGATAAAGACGATCCTGTTTTTGAAAATTTTGAAAAAAAGGTTAAGAATATAGATGTAGATTTTCTAAAAGTTTATTTTGCTGTATTCGCAAAACAAAGTAAAATTGAAAGTAAAGCATTAAGAAAAATAAGAGAACAGAAGGGAAAGAGTTTCGCTGAAACAGAAATTTCTCGATCTGTTGAGGAAAAAGAATCCAGTCTTGAGCCAGCCGATAAGGACAGGGAAAAAGAATTGGAGGAAACATTTCCTGATTGGAATAAAAATGATGGTTATGTTTATTAATTTTTAACAAACGAGGTAAATAAAAATGCAAGACCCGAATGCCGATCAGGTATCGACTGGTTTTAAGGGTTATGCTGGCATTTTTGCTCAGCGTCGGAAATATGATTTTTCTGACAAAGTAATCCAGAAAAGCAGGGTACATGCTCGATTATTTAACGTATTGTCAAGAAATTTGACAAAAATGGCAACGTCTGAACTTGAACCAAGAATTTTTGAGTTCACAGAAGAAAACGATGCTATTTCAAT